CGAAGAAGAATTATCAATAGTCATTAAGACTATTATGTTAGAACAGCCCTTTTATGGGTTGTTTTTGTTAAACGTAAACAAAGAGTTTAGTAAGAGAGTTCCTACAGCAGCAGTAACTATTGAGGGAATAAACTATAAACTAATTGTTAATCCAGATTTCTGGGATAGTTTGTCTGATAACCATAAGCAGGGTTTGATTCTACATGAAGCCAAGCATATTGTTTTTGGGCACTTATTAATGAGAGATAGCTTTTCAAACCATAAGCTTGCTAACGTAGCTATGGATTGCGAGTTAAATCAATATATTAATAGCGAGCTATTACCGGATGGAGCTATACTACCTGAAACTCTAGAAGAGGAACTAGACATTATTCTAAGTGAAAAAGCAGGTACTCATTATTATTATAATGCTATTAATAAACAACTACAAGAACAACAAGGTCAGGGTAATCCTGATAAAGCTTGTAACGGTGGTATGGGTGGAGATGGTTTACCAGACACACTAGATGACCATAGTACTTGGGATGAGATGGCAGATAATATGTCTGAAGCAGAAAGAAAGCTTGTAGAGAAACAAGCAGAACACTTAATTAAACAAGCTGCTGAAGAAACTTTGAAATCTAGAGGTCATTTACCTGGAGGTGTTCAAGAGATTTATAACCGTATTACACAAGTAACAGAAGCTAAATTTAATTGGAAAGCTTACTTACGTCAATTTGTAAACGGTAGTATTAGATCTACTATGAAGTCTTCACGTAAAAAGATCAATAGACGATTGGAGAAACAAGATGTACCTGGTAAGAAATATCTTAGAAAGGTAAACATGCTTGTTGCAATAGATACTTCAGGTTCTGTAAGTTCTAACGAATTAAAAGAATTTATGAATGAGATACATCACATACATAAAAACGGAGCTGAAGTAACAATTATACAGTGTGATACAAGAATCAACTCTATTGATAAGTTTAATCCTAAAATGAATATAGAGATTAAAGGTAGAGGTGGAACTGAGTTTGACCCTGTTATAGACTACTACAATAAGAATAGGAGCCAATTTACTTGCCTTGTTTATTTTACTGACGGAGAATGTCATTGTGAAATAAAACCACAAGGTAAATTATTATGGGTACTATCTTCTGTTTCTAAAATTAACGAGTATCTTCCTGGTCCTCAAATTAAACTAAACTAAACAATTAACAACTAACAATTAAAAACTAAATCAATGGCACAAGTAAATTTAAACACAGCAGAATTAAAAACATTTGTAAAGCAAATCATCGAAAATAATAGATACATTCAAGAAAAAGGAATGACACCTGTAGCAGTTAATGTAGAGGGTGATCACGGTCTAGGTAAAACTACTGTAATTAGTCAAATTGCACAGGAAGAGGGACTAGACTTTGTAAAGATTAACGTAGCTCAGTTAGACGAGTTATCAGACTTAGTGGGTTTTCCATTAAAAGAATACCAAATCAGTAAAAATGTAGATGGAGTAGCTAAGACTAAGTGGGTTACAGAAATGGAAGCTGAAAGAGCTATTAAAGATCCTTCTGTTAGACTTACAGGTCTTAAGAGAACTTCTTATGCACCACCTGAGTGGATATCTGGTAAAGCTAATGGCGGTATTCTTCTTCTTGACGATTATACTCGTGGTAGCCAAATTATGATGCAAGCTTGTATGGATTTAATCTATACTCAAGAGTATTATTCTTGGAAACTTCCTAAAGATTGGCACATTATCTTAACTACTAATCCTGATAACGGTGACTATCAAGTTACTTCTATGGATGCTGCACAAAAGACTCGTTTTATTTCTTGTCAATTAAAGTTTGACGTAGACTGCTGGGCTAAGTGGGCAGAAGAAGTAGGTATGGATAACCGTTGTATTAACTTTGTTTTGAAACATCCGGAACTTATAGGAGATAAAACTAATCCTCGTTCTATTACTACATTCTTTAACTCTATATCTGGGTTTGAGAACTTTGCAGACCAGTTACCTATTGTACAAATGATTGGCGAAGGTAGTATTGGACCTGAAGCAACTACTCTATTTACTACGTTTATTCATAATAAGCTAGATCAATTACCTCATCCTTCTGAAATACTAGACACTAAGATTACTTCTGATACTTCTGTATCTAGATTAATTGATGTTATTGGTGAGGGTAATAATTATCGTGCAGACATTGCAAGCATATTAACTACTCGTATTGTAAACTACAGTGTTAATTTCTCTAAAACTAATAAGATAGATGATAAATTTATCGAAAAGATTGAGAAAATCACTACATCCTCTGCTCTTACTATAGATTTAAAATACATGTTTATTAGAAATCTAATGAAAGATGCAAAGCGTAAATTCCAACAATTATTAATGAATGAAGAAATTTTAGATTTAACAACTAAATAATAAATTATGTTTACTAAAAAAATTAAAATAATAACTATAAATCATGATATTTTACCTAATCTGGTAAATCAGTGGAGTCTTAATGACGAAGATCGTTTGATAGTACAATCTAGATTTCGTGAATTATTTAAAATACAGGAACAAACTTTTGTATATACGGAAGAAAAATTTAAAAACTTACCGATTTCAAATCGTAAATTAGTAGACGGGGATAAGCTTTATGTTTATCCCACTACTAACTTGCCTAGGCATAAGATTAGAAATACTAGCAAACTAAATTTACAATTTAAAAGAAGTATTGAATCAGCTAATGTTTTAGTTATTGACTACAAAGCTTTTGAAAAAACTTTTAGTTATGGCTGGATATCTAGGCATGTTTTTCAAAGTAGTAGAAACGGTTTAAATACTATATTTAATGCATTGTTTCAAGAATCTATAGAGGGTATATTCTCTGAGGAGCAAATTTCTGAAATGTTAGTTGATAATCAGCACATCTATTTTGATAATATGGTTCATAAAGTATTTACTTCAGACCCTACATTTAATAGTAGTTACTCACATCGTTTCACAGATTATTATAGTAATGATTATAGCATTGTTCATACTGATATATTAGCAAAGTCGTCTACTACTCAAATAGATAAGCTTAAAAGTATTGAAATTCTAGAGTATGCATTAGCAAACAATTATGATATTATGTTACCTAATAATGTCTTAAATGATGTATTGCCTAATACTATACTTACAGAGAAAACTTTTCAAAGGTTTGATCAAATGCTAAAAAGCGATGGAGACTCTATTAACCTTGCTCTTGAGATGCTTTGTAACTGTGATATAGAACGTTCTGCATTTTATCTTATCAGACTAATACAGGATAATATGAATAGTATTAAATGGTCTAAAACTTATAATAATGTAAATTTTAAAGCATTTAGAACAAGTGTAAATACTATATTTTCAGGACATGGACGGGATTATATCTTTGAACATAGTTTACGTTATTCAGAAATCTTTACTCTTTTAGGTAGTGCTAAACTTTTAACTAAAGAACATCTTGATTACTACAAAGAAGATGTTAAGAGAGACTTTAGCTATGTTCCAAGTAATAAATTCTTTAAAGTAACAAAGATTGAAGCTACTGATGAACTAGTTAAGTTGTTAGATGAAAGTGCTGAATATCTTAAAAAACTAGGAGGAGAATTGGAACCTGAGTTAACAGAAGAAGAAACTGTATGACGTACTTAGATTTTAATTGTTATGGAGAAAGTCTGGATTCAACCCCAGACTTTTTTCATATGAAAAGACAATATGAAGAGGATATGTTAATTAATTCAGTAGAAAATTTGGAAGAAAATTTGAATTTATTTTTGCCAGTAAATGAAAAAATTGGTAATTTTGATGCTACTAGAATTGTGGAAAACCTAGATATTGATTTAATTAAAGAAAAAAAGACAAATGACAGAGCAACCAAACCAACCTAGAGTAAAGAAGTCCTTTTACGATGTATTATGGGCACTTTGTGAAGACAAAGGTATTATTGAGTACTGGATTTCAGAAGGTTTATTAGGTAAATCAAATGACACTTTTATTGGACAGCTAAAGCCCAAAACAAGTTCAACTATACTGTAGTTGGAGAAAGAAAAGGTTCAGTAGAATTACCAGTTTCTAAGAAACAGACTGAAAAACAGAAGAAAGAAGAATTCGATAGTAAAGTTTCTGAAAATAAGTTAGAAGAGTTCTTGTCACTATTCTCAAGCAAAAACCTTGGTATTTCCGGTAAAAGAACACCTCACATTACTGTTGTAAAGAAATTGATTAAATTCTTTGAAGATTATCCTATGTATAACATGGACACTATTATCCGTGCTACTAAACTATATATAGAAGATCATAAGAAGAATGGAACAATGCAGTACATCAGAGAGTGTGGCTACTTTATCTATAAAAAGATAGATGGAATTGACCAAAGTGATTTAGCTAAATGGTGTCAAGAAGCTCAAGATGGTGGGCAAAGTTATACTAGTCGCACTATCTTATAACTAACATATGAAATTTAGCACTATCCTTAAACAGATAGAACGTAATAAATCCATTAAGGAAGAGGGAGGATTGACTTCTATTCCTCCACCATTTCCTAGATTAGCTGAACACTATGGTGGATTTACTAAAGGTTCTATAAGTTGTATTACTTCTAGCTCAGGTACAGGTAAGACAAAGCTTACAAAGTTTTTGACTGTACTTAATATCTACAAGCAAACTTACAACACTAATATAACTCCTAAAATCTTCTACTTTGCTTTAGAAGAATCTGAAACTGATTTCTGGTTATCTTTTATCTCATTCTTTTTATACGAAAGATATAAGCTTACTGTAAGTATTTCTGACCTAAAGTCATTAGGTAAGTTTACAGTAACTAATCAATTAATGGAGAAAGTTAAAGAGGCAGAAAAGTTTATACAGAAACTACAAGAGTTTGTAGAAGTTGTAGATTATATTAGAAATCCTACTGGTATTGCAAAACATGTTAAAGCTTACTTTGATAATCCTGAAATAGGAGAACATAAGTACAAAGAGTCTACTGATAAGAACGGTAACACTAAAAAGTATTTATCGCATTATGAGTATAAATCAGAAGATCATTGGGTTTTCTTTATTTTAGACCATATTAGTTTGTTGTCAAATGAGACAGCACCTGATACTAAAATAAAACTAACGTCTTATCAGACATTTGACTTTATGATTAAAGACTACGTACTAGATGTTTTCTCAAAAAGATACAAAATAGCTAACATTATTGTACACCAACAGACTCCTTCTTCAGAGAAGGCAGTATTTAGTTCTAGAGGTAATCTTATTGAAGAGAAACTAGAACCATCCTTAGAAGAGTTACACATTAATAAAGGTGTACACCAAGACTATGAAGTTGTAATAGGATTATTTAATCCTTCTAGATATGATATAGCTGTTCATAATGGCTATGATATATCTCTATTAGGTAAGACTTACAGATCTCTTAAGATTCTTAAAGATCGACACTTTGGCTTAGAAAACGCTAGTGTTGGATTATTCTTTAATGGAGCTAACGGAGAGTTTGAAGAACTACCTAGACCTGAAGAAATGGTTACTACTAATTATTATGAAAAACTTAAAAACAAAATTAAAATAATGAAAGAAAATGAACAAAGATGAATTTAGTCCTGCTTTGGAAAAAGTATTGACTATGATGTGTGAAAGTGTTGGAGTCAACTACGAAGATGTTGACTTTAATAAAGAAGAGTGGTACATGCAACATGATTGGACACAAGAACAACAAGACCAGTTTAAGCAAGATTTATATCAAGCAGTAACAGAGTCTCCTAAATTCTTTAAAGATCTATTTGCCTCTAGGGGTCCTAAAAGAAGACTTAAGGCCCAGATTGAGTTTTTTATCATGTCTTATGGCTGGAAGACTCACTATAACATTGAACATTAAAAATAATTAAAAAACTAATCAAAAAAATTAATATGTCTATTTTACCGAAAGAGATTGTAAAATCTACCGAAGAAGCACCAAAAGACTTGATTGTCTATTCACAACCCAAAATGGGTAAAACAACTATTATGGCAGAACTTACCAAACAAGTAAATGGTAAAGCTCTGATTCTTAACTTAGAATCAGGTGGAACTGACTACGTAGATGGTTATTATGTAAACTGCTATGAAACTCCTACAGATAGCTTTAAAGAAGCAATCTCACGTTACAAGCAAGTAATTAAAGAATTACAAGAGAACCCAGGAACCTATGATTATTTAATCATTGACAGTTTAACTGTATTGGATTCTTGGTCTGATATAGCAGGTACTTATAAATACATGAGTACTCCTATAGGTAAGAACTTTAATCGTGATCCTAAAACAGGTAGAGTATTAAACCATACAGATGCAGAATGGAAATCTGTTACTACACTAGGTGATGGTAATGGTTGGAGATTCCCTCGTATGTGGTTTATGGATCAAGTAGAATTACTTAGTTCTCTTGCTCCTTACCGTATTTGGGTAGGTCACGTAAAAGATAAGTTTATTAAGCAAGATGGTGGTGCAGATATTATTTCTGGCCATGAGATTAACTTAACAGGTAAACTTAAGAACATGCTTACTGTACGTGTAAGTACTTTAGCTAAACTTGTAGCTGAAGGAGATAAGAGATATCTTTCTTTTGAAATTGATAATGATAATCTTATTGGTGGATCTCGTGTTCCTCACTTAACAGGAAAAATGTTAATATCAGAAAAAACAGCTAAAGGCTACAAAACTCATTGGAATGTAATATATCCAAAAATTAAAAAGTAAAACAAACAAAAAACAAATAAACAATTAAAAAATCAAAATTATGAATTTAAACGAACTAGAAGTAAAAGGTCCTGGATCAGGAGCATCAGAAGGACAAACAGGTAAGAAATTGTACACAGGTTTATTACCAATCCAAATTAAGTTAGTTAATCCAACCGAAAAACAACTTGCAGAGTTTTATGGCGTTGAAGAGAGTAAAATTAAAGAAGTAAGTTACATAAGAGAAAGAGATGGTGAGTCTACAACTCGTCTTGATTTCTACTATGAGAATCATTCATCTTCAAAGCATAACATTAAGGGTAAATTTTCTATTTTTATTAGAAAAGAGACTAGACAATCTAAAGCAGGTAAGAAACAATACATAGATGATTTTACTAGAACTTCTTGGGCAATGAACTTATCTGAGTTAAGTCAAAATCAAGAACAAGTAAAAGATTTTATGCGTTTAGATATGAGCACTGCAAGAGAAGCTTTCCCAGGTGAAGAGACTATTTATAATTTACTTAAAGCTTATGGTAATATTATTCCTCGTAATAAGCCTCTAAAGTTAACCCACACAGATAATTTATTTGTAGCTGATGGATCAGAACTTCAGAAATTTTTTGACTTCTTTAATAATAAAGACGGAGGAATGCTAGCTATGTTAGGAGTAAAAGACTATAAATACCAAGAAGTATTTACTGGACACTTTATGCCTTTACACAGTAAGCTTAGTGACTACGATAAAAGACAAATTGAAGGTGATTATGGCTTTAAAGCATACTTCGCTGGATATGTCTTGAGTGAATATGTTCCGGAAGCTGCACCAGAAGTAGATGAGGAAGAGTCATTATTTTCTTCAGGATCTAATTCTTTGAAATCTAATGTAGATGTAGAGGACGAAAATCCATTCTTACTTTAATCAAATCAAAGGGGGTACTTAGGTATCCCCTTTATTTTTAATCTTCTATTATATGAATTTAGAACAACTAGAAACACGTACATCAATATCAACAATCTATGATTTATTAGGACAAGAGAGGATTATGTCTTTTTACTTTAACGACAGTGTAGTTATAGGTAAGAAGTATTTAAATCCTTTTAGGGATGATAACCATCCTGCATGTACTTTTAGATGGACTAAGTCAGGCAATCTATATTTTAATGATTTTGCTACTGAGAAAGTAAGTTATAGTCCTATAGATATTGCTTGTATGCGTACAGGTTACGGTTTTCCAGATATTCTATATAAAATTGAGAAAGATTTTCACCTTACAAACTTAAACCTAGAAGACAGACAACAACTAGAAGCTGAAACAAAAGCATTTAAACCACCAGAAATCAAACCATCAACAATTAAAGTAAGAGTAACTAAATTTAAAAAACAAGATTATGATTACTGGGCACAGTTTGGAGTTACAACAGAGATTTTAAAATTTTACAACGTTCGTAGAGTTGATAAAGCATGGATAGGAAACAGTCTATGGTATGTAAATAATGATATTGATCCTTGTTATAGATATAAGGAGAAGGATAAGTTTAAATTATATCGTCCTTTCTCTAAACCTACAACTAAGTGGCGCAGTACATACTTTGGAGGTATACTAGAAGGATATACTCAACTTCCTCATAGAGGGACACAACTTGTAATTACTAAAGGTCTCAAAGATGTAATGACTTTACATGCTGTAGGTATAAATGCAGTAGCTGTAAGAAGCGAAAACACTCCTATAACCGATAATGCTTATAATCTACTTAAAAACCGATTTGATAAAATTATTATATGGTTTGATGCAGATGAGCCCGGAATTAAGGGTGCTAGAAAACTAGGTAGCATGTATGGTCTAAAAAATATAGAACATGATGCTAGTTTAGGT